TTGAGAGTCATTAAGTGAAAATTAATGCTTGACTCAATGTTCCACCTAAAGGATACTGAGGTCGCTCCACCACAAACCACTAACCTAAAGGATTCACATCATGCTGAACAAACGTTACAACCTCAACGCTCGTGTATTAGGCAACACCGCACAGGCTTACGCTGACCGCCTGAAGACAGACAAGAAGTATACCATCGCTCAGACCCTGAAGAGCTGGAACATGATTGTTGAGCGTGAAGGCAAGTCCGGTACTTACAGCTTCCCTACAACTGGTTATACTCGTAAGGCTCAACTGATTGCTGACCTTGAGCGTTGTGCAGAGCAGTTGCGTGAGCTGGCAGAGTGTAAGGATACAGTGTATGACGTTGAGCAGGCTCACAAAGAGGCCCTGCTGGCTAACATGCCTTTTGATGGTACATGCTCTGGAGTACAACTGGCTAAGCTAACAGATAATGTGGTTGCCACTGCTCAAGCACACAATAAGACTCACTTAGACACTATCCTGAATGATGCTCGTAAAGCTCTTGCCGCTGTGAATGCAGCTATCTCTGAACATATGGCAGGCTATGACGTCCGCACCATGGAGCTTGCTGCTAAAGCTCAAGGCCCTAATCGTGACTCAATGAACTCTATCATCCAGTGCCTGTGTCGTGACTCACGTAGTCGTCTGAATGACCTCACTAAGCTGCGTGTGAAGTTCTCAGAAGACCTACGTGACCTTGAAGCTCGTATTGTTCCGGCTCAGGTGGTCGCTACCGCTCCAGAACACAACAAGACTCACTTTGTGACTGTCACTGTAGGCTCATCAAGAGTCAAGGTTAAGGCGGACTTTCAGACTCGCCTCTATCCTCGTGATATGTCTAAGAGCCGCCTTGAGGAGTCTGTGAGCTGTCTCAATGAGTTCATTAAGAACGAGTTCAAGTTCACTGTAGTTAGCGTGGTGACAACCATGGGAGATACTCATGGTGACCTTAAAGCAATCGTGACCACTGAATAACTATTGACACCTAATGAGCCTTGAGGCATCCTTGAGGCTCATCAACCGGAGAGACTGAAATGGCTACATTAAAACGTATCGGCAAAGGTGCATTCACCACTGCTTATCTTGATGAACAGACTCAGCGTGTCACACTGCATTCATGTGACCCTTACAAAGAGGCTATGGCGTGGGGCTGGTTCCCTGAGTCACCTTTGTTCCCTGCTGTGGAGTTCATTGAGCTGGGTGTGTATGAGATGGACTACATGCCAGCCACAAGAGGCCTGAAGTCTGCTCTTCAGCCTGACCAGTGGGACCTCTATCAGTGTCTGAGAGCTGTAGCGGATATCTGGCGCTCTAACATGGGCAGTAACAACTGGCGTCATAGTGATTCATTTAGCCTGCTCCATGCGGCTCTTGATAAATCAGTAGCGGCAACTCTGTATCCTGAGGCTGTTCAGACCATCAAGGAGGCTGTAGACGCTTGCGCTAACTTCGGCTCTGATGTGGGCTTTGAGATATCGCCTCGTAACGTTCGTGCAAACAGTGCTGGACAATTAGTTCTGATGGACGTATTCTTCAGCCTCAACAAGTTAATTGAGGTCAGGAAATGAAACAGGTCACCATGCGCATCACCCTTAAGGACTCTTGTGGCACAGTCTGCACGCCAAATGGCTTCGCTCTTAAGGCCCGCTGTGAGCGCCTGAAGCGTGAGCTTAAAGCTAACCAATCGTCATCCCTTTACTCTGTAGGAGGTTTTAACCATGCGTAAACTTATTACTGCTGCTCTTCTGGTTCTCTCACTGTCTGCCTGTACCTCTCATGTGGTGGTCCATGTGGACCGGTCACACAACGGCGACACTGTGACCACTGTGGAAGTCACAAAGACCTTCTTAAAGTAGTTGACAGGCTCTTAAACAGTGGGCTACATTGATGGCTCACTCATTAAGATTCTCTCATCATCAACCTAAGGCAATCATCATGAACGTATCTGAATTAGCGGTAACTCTGGCTCAACTGGTCTCTAAGTATGTCTCTATCAACGCTGATGAGTACTGCGCGGCGGCTCCAGGCTTCAAGGACTTCAAGACAGCGGCGGAGCTTCAAGGCTTCACCTTCTTAGGTGCTGGTTACTTCAGTGCTGCTTTCACTCATAGCTCCTGCATTGAGGTAGCTATCAAAGTTGGCTTCAAGCGTGAGGACTCAGGTGCAGCCTATGCTGCTTACTGTCGTGCCAATCAAGGCAAGGCTGGTATCCCTGTAATCCGTGACATTCAGCGTCATGAAGACTGCTATACGGTTGTTATGGACCGTTATGCTTCACTGCCTGACGGTTATGCTTCAACCGCTCCCTCTGTAATGTTCCGGGCTGTGCGTGAGGTGATTGAGCATGGTGGCAACGTTAACACGGTATTCAACACGGCTGACTTAGGGAATTGCTCAGCGACTCTTGAAGAGTGCTCACAGCGTGAGAGCTACCTCAGGAATCTCTTAGAGACCGCTAAAGAAATCCGGGCGTTCTTTAATGGCATCGCTGAGTTCGATTGCCACGATGGGAATGTGATGGTTAATGGGACCGGTGAGCTTTTCATCACTGACCCTATCAGCTTCACCAAAGGGATTAAAGGATGGGACGCCATTGATAAGGGTCTGGATGTGGATGCAATCCGCTTAGAGAATCATATTACCATGTGTAAGAAGCGCCATGAGCGCAAGGCTAACCGTGCAGCCTATCTCAAGGGAAAGCGTAAGGCTAAAGCCGCAAGAGACCATCAGTGGGCTGAACGTCGCCTCATGGCTCCTGTTCGTCGTATGGATATGAGAATCATGCGTAAGGCGCTTACGTTTATTCCTTCTCGGATGCGCTGGGATATGAATGAAAGCTACATCTGGAATCGCGCCCGCAAGGTTCGTGATGCTGACCATGAGAACATGATGAACAATCGTCCTCTGATGATTGATAAACAGCTTGACGCAATGTTCATGGGCTGATACCTTAAGAATCTCAACGGGGCCGAAAGGCCCTTTACGACAACTGATAAGGCTACACGATGACTACTATCAAGACCGATAAGCACGATTTCTCACACATCCTCAAAGCTCCTGCGGCTGCGACTCTTGAAGCTATCTATGGCTCAGAGCTTGCGGCTGCTCAGCTCCAGCTTGAACATGAAGCTTACACCTTAGGCGAAGCTCGCTTTGCTAAACAACTGGAACGTCAGGTTCAGAATGGACAGGCCGCTGATAACGTAGCGGTCAAGCCTATCATGCAGGTCCTGCACACTCGCTACGTCGCTCGCATTGAAGAGTGGATTGAGGAGACCTCAGCGAAGGATGGTAAGAAGCCTCACAGCCTTGCAGCTATCCGCTCATTAGGAGCAGAGAAGGCTGCTGCCCTGGCTCTTAAGGTTATCTTCTCGCGTATCGCTGTGACCGGTGACCAACCAGCGACAGCTTTAGCGGGTCAGATTGGGAACGCAATGGAAGATGAAGCCCGCTTTGGTCGTCTGCGTGAGCTTGAAGGTAAGTACTTTGAGAAGCACATTGAGAAGGCGCTGAACCAGCGGACTGATGAGGCTCACAAGAAGGCATTCCTTAGCGCCGTTGAGGGTCACATTAAGGACCTCTCAGCGTTCTCTGAGTGGACTAAAGAGAAGTCTATCAGTACTGGCTATAAGATGATTGAATTAGTCATTGAAGGCTGTGAGCTGCTGGAGCGTGATGCTATCAATAAAGGGACCGCCTCAGAGGTTGTCACCGTGACCTTGAGTCCAGCCATTGTGGAACGCATCAATATCCGTGCGTTCAGCCTTGCTGGTATGTCTCCTGTGCATCAGCCTTGTGTGGTGAAGCCTAAGCAGTGGACATCAATCAAAGGTGGTGGCTACTGGGCTGATGGTCAGCGTCCTACTAACCTCGTTCGGACCGGCTCAAAGGCTGCTCTGATGCGTTACCTTGATGTGTCCATGCCTGAGGTCTACAAGGCAGTGAACACCATTCAGAATACAGCATGGAGAATCAATAAGAATGTCCTGAACGTGGTCAATGTGATTCAGGAGATGGCAGAGCCAATGGTTGAGGACTTCCCGCGTTTCGTTAAGCAGGAGCTGCCTCTGAAGCCTGAGGACATTGACACCAATGAGCACAGCCTGAAGGTCTGGAAGAAATCAGCAGCGGTCATCTATCGCCGCGAGAAGGCTCGTGTTAGTCGCCGTATGTCCTGCGAAATGGTAATCAGCCAGGCTAACAAGTTCTCAGCTTATGACGCTATCTACTTCCCATACAATATGGACTGGCGTGGTCGTGTCTACGCAATGCCACAGTTTAACCCACAAGGCGACGATATGACCAAAGGCCTCCTTACGCTGGCTCATGGTAAACCGGTTGGCGCTCAGGGAATCTACTGGCTGATGATTCATACTGCCAACTGTGCAGGTGTGGACAAGGTAGACTTTGCAGACCGTGTGCAGTGGGTCCTTGATAACCGTGAGAACATCATTCGGTCAGCTCAGGAGCCTTTGGATTTCACATGGTGGAGCGAGCAGGATTCACCGTTCTGTTTCCTTGCAGCCTGCTTTGAGATGCTCGGAGCGTGGACCGAAGGCGAAGCTTATGTCAGCTCTCTGCCGATTGCGTTCGATGGCTCTTGCTCAGGCATTCAGCACTTCTCAGCGATGCTCAGAGACTCTGTAGGCGGTGCTGCGGTCAACCTGACAAACGCGGCTGACGGTTCAGTTGCTGATATCTACAAAATCGTAGCGGAGAAGGTCGTTGAGCAGATGGAACAGGACCTCCTGAGCGGCTCAGAGAACAGCATTGAAGCAATCGTGAACAAGGATACCGGTGAAATCACTGAGCGCCTTGTGAGTGGCTCTAAGGGCCTTGCATCAGCATGGTTTGAGTACAATGTGACCCGTAAGGTGACCAAACGTTCCGTTATGACCCTCGCCTATGGGAGCCGTGAGTTTGGCTTTAAGGACCAGCTCTTAGAGGACATTATCCGCCCTGCACTGGACGCCGGTAAGACCATGTTCACAGACCCTATGGGAGCCGCTGCCTATATGGCTAAGCTGATTTGGGATGCTGTGACTGTGACTGTGGTTAAGGCTGTTGAGGCTATGAATTGGCTCAAAGCGGCCTCTAAGCTCCTCGCTCAGGAAATCAAGGACAAGAAGACAGGCACAGTGGTTAAGCCTCGCATGGCTACAAGCTGGGTGACTACTGATGGGTTCCCGGTCTGGCAGGAATACCGCAAGCCGGACCAGAAGCGCCTTAAGCTCCTCTTCTTGGGTCAGTTCCACATCCAGCCTACTATCAACGTTGGGGTGAAAGAGATTGACGCACATAAACAGGAGTCAGGCATTGCACCTAACTTTGTTCACTCTCAGGATGGCGCTCACCTGCGCACCACGATTAATCATTGCAACGAAAAGTATGGCATTGAGAGCTTCGCGGTAATTCATGACAGCTTTGGGACCATTCCTGCTGATGCAGACAACCTGTTCAAAGGTGTGCGTGAGGCTATGTTCAATACTTACGAGGGTCGCAACCTGTTTGCTGAGTTCCGGGACCAGTTCATTGAGCAGCTTCATGAGTCACAGATTAAGAAGCTTCCAGAGCTGCCAGAAATGGGAACCTTGGACCTTAAAGATATCCTTGAATCCAAGTTCGCCTTTGCCTAAATCATCACTATCAGAGAGACCACAGGAGCTGCCTTCGGGCGGCTCTTTTCGTTTATGCACTTTACGCAAGGAGGAATTATTATGGCTGCACCTAAGAAAGCATCAGGCTCTAAAATCATCACTATCAGCCACTGGAATGGTGGCACTATCAGCTTCAATTTGAATGACGTCTATATTCAGGATGGACACGTATTCAATAAGTACACTGACCGCAACATAGCATTCATTGAGGTGAATGACCGTGAGGCTATCCTTGAGCTTATGAAGTCCTAAATCATCACTATCAGAGAGACCTCAGGATTCCCTTGAGAGTCTTAAAGTTCAATCTTAAAAGAGAACACCATCATGAATCTTAATCCTCAATCCATGCACTCCAGAGAACATAACCGAGCAATCACTCAGATTACCCTTGACTTAGCAACTCTTGAATTGCTTCTTATCTCATTTGAACTAACTGTTAAAGGATGGCCTACTGATGAGCAATGGTCTCTACGTAATCAGCTTAAGGCAGCTATTGCCAGCAATAAGGGTGTTGCAGAGAAAAGTAACGAATTCCCTTACTTTAAACCCTAAATCATCACTATCAGACAGAGCAATTCAGCTCATCTAAATCCAACTTTAAGGAATCATTATGAACACTACCAACTTTGAGAAAATCGTTAAGACTCGTAAAGACCGTGGTGAGGAATATGCAGAGAAGGGCCGCAAACGCAATAAGCGTGACCGCAAAGCAGCTCGTGAAGAGAAGCGTTCATTAGGTCAGGAGGAATAAGCCATGAGCTTTATGAATTCAGCAGATGAACGTGAGTGTCGTGAACTTGGTCATATTGCATCGTCCTTAGGCTTGTTCATTAACGTGACTCGCAGTGAATACTTTAGATGTGAAACTGTAACAATCCTTGAGCTTAGACCTGATACATCGTATCCTCTTGTTTCAGCTAAGTTTGAGTATGATACCCAATGGAATCAGAACATCTGGATTCGCAAACAACTTAAAGATTACCAATCTTGGAGATAATTATCATGAAGACCAATCCTTACAAAGCTGTAGACTACAAAGAGTCCGCCATTGTGAAAGCTCTGGCAGTAGCTGAAAGCCTCATCGCTGATATTAAGCATGATGGCGTCCGGTTGAATCTGTGCGTTAAATCACTCACTGACCGTGATGATGGTGAAACCGATGCCTTTGCTCAGTATCTGTCACGTGTTGGTAAGACCATTCCAGCACTTGAACATCTCAATGGATTCTCTGAGCGATGGTTTAAGTTCCTTAATGATGATGAGCAGCCATTCTCAGCGGGTCTGATGATTGATGGTGAAGTCATGGTGAAAGGTGTGGACTTCAATACGAGTTCTGGCCTGCTGCGTACTAAGTGGCTGAAGCCTAACAACGAAGCCTTCGCAAGCTGCTATCCCGGTCGTGGTACTAAGGTTCCATTCCATCTGGACCCTAAGCGTCTTAAAGTGGTCGTCTATGGTGTAGTTCCGATGGACGTCGTTGAGTCTGGTGAGGACTACGATGTAATGAATGTCCTGATGCAGATGCACTGTGCGGTTCAGGTGGCTCTCCTTGAGCGTCACTTCCCGGAAATCGAATGGGTTCTACCTGAGACTCATAACGTTTTCTCAATGGAAGAACTCCATGCACTTTACGCCAATGTCCGTGAGCTGGGCCATGAGGGCTTAGTTGTTAAGGACCCATTTGGCATCTATCGTCGTGGTAAGAAATCAGGATGGTGGAAGATGAAGCCTGAGAACGAAGCTGATGGTATCGTTCAGGGTCTCGTATGGGGTACTGAAGGCCTCGCCAATGAGGGCAAGGTGATTGGCTTTGAGGTTCTGCTGGAGAATGGGCGGGTGGTTAACGCCTGTAATATCTCAAAGGACCTGATGGACGAGTTCACGACTGCATATGAGAGCTACAATGATGACATCTGGAATAATGAGATGACAGACATTGAGCGCGAGACGTGTGGAATACCTGAGTCTAATCCTTTCGAGGGCTATCAGGTTCAAATCAAATACATGGAGGAGACGCCAGATGGCTCCCTTCGTCATCCGAGCTTTGTGTGCTTCCGTGGCACTGAGAGCAATCCTGAGGAGAAAATCTAATGGGTAAGTTTATTGGTTTCATCATGTTCTTCTTGTTTATCCTTGTGATAGCAGCAGTTCCATATCTGATTGTTGCTCACTTCTTTGGGTGGAAAGCTGCATTCGCTGTATGGGCTGTTCTGGTAATCGCTGGAGCAATTCGTAAAGCAGGACGAGGTTAACTATATGGACCCGTTCTGGTTCTTCGTGCTCATCATTTGGTTAGCACTCTGGTACGTGTGATAAACTCAAGGTCTCCTTCGGGAGGCCTTTATGATTGTCATACCTTAAATCATCACTATTAGAAAGGAGGCCACCATGGTCGCTACACAGCCAACAGTTAAAATCATCTCTCTTAAAGAGGTGTTCCCGCATCTTAAGATGTTCACTGATGCAGCTTCAATCCCTCCACAGAAGACGCCTAAAGGTTTCTTCAAGACCCTGATTGCTTTCTTCAAGACTGTCTATCGGTGGTTCCGTGGCTAAATCATTAACCTTCGCTCACAGGAGTTTCGGAATGAGTCCTAAACCTATCATTATTGGTCTGCACTCAAACGTTGGGAAGTCCGGTAAGGACACTCTCACAGAGATGCTTAACGCTGAACGGTTCGCCTTCGGTGACGCTCTTAAAGAAGAGTGTGCTCGTGCTCTCACTGAGACTCAGGAAGAGTATGCAGCGGTTCTCATGGCTATGCACAATCAGCAGCTCAAGGATAAACCTGATGCCTCTCTGGCTATCAAGCGGATTCCTCATGGGTTCTGGTCGTCATACCTATATGCACAATGGCATCCAAGTTTAGACCCAAGTGCTCCACGCAGTCCTCGCTGGCATATCCAGATGTATGGCACTATGCGCCGCAATGAGAACTCTGAGTATTGGGTTAACGTTATCCGTGACCAGATTGCAGACTTCAAGTCCAGCTCCGAAGGATTCCGTAAGGAGTTCATCGTGGTCTCTGATGTTCGTATGCCTAATGAGCTGGAGATGGTCCGTCAGATGGGCGGAAAGGTCTTCACTGTAAAGCGTACTTGGTACGATAAACTTGATGATGTTCCTAAGCACAGCTCAGACACAGCTCTGGATGGCTTTGAGCTTCCAATCATCAACAATATCTTTGGCAACCCTGAGGGAATGCTGGAGCAACTTAAGGAGTATATCCGTGAACAAATCTAAGAAGTTCTACGTGACCATTCAGAGTCCTCTGGGTGGTGAATGTGAGTTCCCAATGTATGCGGAGTCGTTAGACGAAGCTGCTAAACAGGCTGACTTTGAGTATGAACAAGCTGGCTTCCCTGTGTCCCGTATCCGTCCTGAGGTGGTTCATCATGAGCAAGCAACAAACTAAGGTTTATATCCGTAAGGGTCATGGCACCTATTATGTTCGTAATGGCATTGTGCGATTCAGAGCAGATGTTCATAAGTCTAATTGGATTAATGCAGCGCATAGCCCGGAAGAGCTTCATCAGAAGGTACTCTCTGGGCGTGTAATCGGTCCTATCATCGTGAATAACTTTCAGGAGAAAGTATCATGAGAGTCCAGCATATGTCCCAAGGTAAACCTCGGTCCCTCCCAGATGGATTCCTTCATCTGAATAACTTCTCACACGTAGCCAGCTCCGGTCTGGCAGGTGTCCTCTATGAGCGTGTGTTCACTGAGCGACAACAGGAAATCGTTGGGTGTGCTCTCTTAGAGATTGCCAATGGCAACCCTGAGTTTGTCCACTTCAAACATAACGTGTGGCGATTCCAAAAGGAGTTCCTAAAGACTCACTTCCAGCCTGCTGTTTATGCAGCCTGCCGTCTCATCCGTAAGCGTCCTGCTGAAATGATGAGCGTGGCTATTACTCATGAGGAGCTTAATGTGCAGCGTACTGTTGTTGCATGGCCCTCATTCGATAACGATATTTAAGAAGGAGATAACTAATGGCTAAGACTTTAATTTCACCTCGTGGCGTCATCGCCCCATACGCTTACATCCAGCGTCCAGACACCAAGTTCAATGACCGTGGCATCTACAAGATGACCCTGACCTGTGATATCAATGACCCGGCTGTGGTCAAGCTGATGGATGATATCCTGAAGTGTCATCAGGAGAACTATGCGAAGATTGTTGAAGAGTTCGCTGCGAATCCACCTAAGGCTAAACCGGGCAAGAAAGTCCTGAAGCCTTATGAAGGTGATATGCCTTTCGTTGATAACGAAGATGGCACTGTGAGCTTCAACTTCAAATCCTATGCGTCCTTCAAGGACAAGAAGACCAGCGAAATGGTTGAGCGTAAGATTGTCGTGGTTGATGGTCGTGGTAAGCGTCTGCCTGTGGTCCCTGCTATTGCTGGTGGCTCAGAAGGTAAGGCTAAATTCTCACTGGTCCCTTATAGCTTCACAGCGGTTGCTGGTGCTTCCGTTAAGCTGCAATTGGATTCACTGATGCTCCTGAAGCTCGTTGAGTTTGGTGCAGGTGGTGAAGGCGATTGGGGCGATGAAGTGGAAGAAGACGCTGAGGACTTCTCAGGTCGCCAGTTCTCTAATCGTCCAGCTCCTTCTGAAGATGAAGCTGCTGAGGATTCTGATGGTGAAGACTCTGACTCTGATGAAGAAGAGGATGGCGATTTCTAAGTGACACCAATGGCTGGCCTCCGGGCTGGCCTTTTATTAAGGAGGTGTCATCATGGCAACTAAAAGAGGATGTGCAACTGGTCGCTATAGAAGTGGCCTTGAAGATAAGATTGCGAGTCAGCTCGAACAGGCTGGCATTAAGTATAGCTATGAGGACTGGAAGATTCCGTATGTAATCCCGGCGTCTAACCATACCTACAAGCCAGACTTCATCTTACCAAATGGAATCATCGTGGAAGCTAAAGGCATCTTTGATACTGAAGACCGCACTAAGCATCTGTTGATTCGTGAGCAGTTCCCAGAGCTTGATATCAGGTTCATCTTCAGCTCAGTCAACACCAAGATTTACTCAGGGTCTAAGACCACAGTTGCTGCATGGTGTGACAAGAATAACTTTCTGTTTGCCGCTAAGCTGATTCCTTCAGTGTGGCTCAAAGAGAAGGGCTGTAAGATTCCATCAGGCATTCTATTACCCGTTAAGAAATCCAAGTGAGGTCCTAATGAAAATCGTTAATGCTACTCCTAAGGCTCCTGCCATCTCTGTCTGTATGCTCAATACTGGTGATGTGTACCGTATGGCTAATGGCTCTACGGATATCCTTATGGTTATCGAAAGGTTTGAAAACGTACTGGATAGCTTTAAGCGCCATATGATTGGTGACGTGCGCCTTGTCCGTTCATCTGTCTCACTGACTACTGGTAAGGTGGTTCCTTGGAGCGGTCATGAGAAGGAGCATTGTGTTGTTCTCAAAGCTACTCTGGAGGTCTCAGAATAAAGGAGGTTTATATGTCATCTGCTGTTCAATTCAAAACTCGTAAGGAGACCAACTTCATCGTGATTCACTGTGCCGCTACTCGTCCATCAATGGATGTGGGTGTGCGTGAGATTCGCCAGTGGCATAAACAACGTGGCTTCTTTGACATTGGATATCACTATGTGATTCGCCGTAATGGTGTCATTGAGGAAGGCCGTAAGCAGGACCAAGTGGGCGCTCATGTGGCTGGATATAACTCAGAGTCTGTGGGAGTGTGTCTGGTTGGCGGAGTCCCTGAGAACAACGTGAATGGCTTTGAGGCCAACTTTACGGATGCTCAGATGGTCAGCTTAAAGGCTCTCGTTGGCAAGCTTCAGGCTGACTACAAGACCGCTAAGGTTGTGGGTCATCATCATCTGGATTCAGGCAAGGCCTGTCCAAGTTTCGCAGTGGACCTGTGGATGAATACAGGAGCTGTTAAGACTGCCTCTAAAGGCTAAAGTCATCACTATCAGAGGAGGCCAACCGGTCTCCTTTCATCTCAGAGGAGTACAAATTATGAACGAACTAATCCGCGAGAGAATCCTCGTAGCTCTTGAGGTTCAAGCGATGCTCAAGCGTCATACTGAAATCAAGCCGGTGATTGCTGGCGGATTTGCTCGTGACGTCTATTACAATCGGGTCCCTAAGGACTGCGATATCATTTTCCCTAACACTGTCAGCTATCAGGCACTGTCAGGGTTCTTTGCGAGTCTGGGTATCAGCTCACACACTATCATTATGTATCGTGAAGGTGAGGAGATTGACCGTATTAAGACTGTCAATAAGATGGCCTATAAAGGCGTTGACTTTGATATCATCGTGTATGACATTGAGCCAGATGAAGAGGTCACTGATTACTTTGACTTCAACTTTAGCCAGTTCATCCTGACCGGTCATACTGCTGTCTTCAAAGGTGACCCTTTAACGTGGGACCATGACTGCGGAGGCATCAAGACTCTTAAGCGTGTTCGTGAGGATTCCTCAATGAAGCGTTGTGAGTATGTCTTCAATAAGTGGATGGAGTATCGCAAGGCTCACAATGAGGCACAACGTGAGGCTGACCTATGAGCCACGAACATGAGGAAAGCATTCTGCTCTTTAAGGGTCCTTGTGAAAACTGTGGTAGCTCAGATGCCAATGCTCATTACTCAGATGGACATACCTTCTGCTTTGTTTGCGAGAATCCTGTGTATCCTCCTAAGGATGAGGTCCCAGAGTTTGTTACGCAGAACTATAAAGCACGAGGAGGTAAATCAATGAGCAATAACTTGTTAACGTTTGGTGAAGCTGAAGGTCAGTATATGGACCTTACAGCTCGTGGTATCCAGAAGGATATCTGCCAGAAGTTTGGCTATTGGATTGGCAAGGTGAACGGCAAGCCTCATCAGATTGCAAACTATTATGATGATACAGGCCAGCTCGTAGGCCAGAAGCTACGTGACCGTGACAAGGAGTTCTCTGTCAAAGGTCAGGTTAAAGGTCAGAGCCTCTTTGGTAAACACCTTTGGAACGGAGGCCGTAAGATTGTGGTCACTGAGGGTGAGATTGATGCGCTCTCTGTGGCACAGCTTCAGGGTGGTAAGTATCCTGTGGTCTCATTACCTCAGGGCGCTAAGTCTGCCAAGAAGTGTCTCTCAGCTAACTACGAATACTTTGACCAGTTTGAGGAAATCATCCTGATGTTTGATATGGATGAGCCGGGACGTGCTGCTATTGAAGAGTGTGCTCCAGTGCTTCCATCAGGCAAGGTTAAGGTAGCTGTATTGCCTCTCAAGGACGCCAATGAATGTCTCATGAGTGGTAAAGGTAAGGATGTATTGGACCAAGTGTTCAATGCCTCTCCGTGGATTCCAGACGGCGTAGTGAGTGCAACCTCTATGAAGGACCGGGTGCGAGAGTTCGCCGGTAAGATGGAGGCTGCTGGTCTGCTGTTTGATGGTCAGCCAGAACTCAACAGGAAAACCATGGGTGCTCGCTCAGGCGAACTCATTATGGTGACCTCAGGTTCCGGTATGGGTAAGTCCACCTATGTCCGCCAGCAGATTATCAAGTGGAAGCGTGAAGGTAAGCGAGTAGGCGTAGCGATGCTTGAGGAGGCAGTTGAGGAGACAATGCTGGACCTTATTGGTCTGGATAACAATATCCGCCTCCGTCAGTCTCCTGAGATTCTCAACGCGATTCTTGAGGATGGTCGGTATGACTCATGGTTCGACAAGATGTTTGAGCCAGAGACTAACCTGATTCATCTTTATGATTCCTTTGCTGAGTCTAAGGAAGAGCAGCTCTTCGCTAAGCTGGCCTATATGGCTGATGGCCTTGATTGTGACGTTCTGATTCTTGACCACATATCTATCGTTGTGTCAGGCATGGAGGATAACTCCGATGAGCGTAAGACCATTGACCGCATCATGACCCGCTTGAAGAAGCTTGCGAAGACTAAAGGAATCATCATGGTGGTCATTTGCCACCTGAAGAATCCAGACAAAGGGAAATCACATGAAGAGGGACGTCCTGTATCTATCACTGACCTTCGTGGGTCTGGTGCTCTGCGTCAGCTTTCTGATACCATCATTGCCCTTGAGCGAAACCAACAAGGTGATAACCCAAATCTTGTTAACATACGTCTTCTCAAATGTCGCTTTACTGGTGAGACCGGTATGAGTGGCTCGATGGAGTACAATAAGTTAACCGGCTGGTTGGAGCCTTCTGATGGTGAAGTTAACAATGACCCAACTATATGGGCTGAAGATGAACTTGAGCCTGATTCTGAATTTTAATAAAGGAGAAACATTATGATTAAGTTCTTAGAGAAACTGGTAGTTGCGCTGTATCGTCGTGAAGAAGCTAAGGCTGCTCGTCGTTCTGAGAAGGCGACTGCCTATGCTCGCCAACTGGCCGAACGTGCTCGTGAGTTCGCTGAGCATTCCAATCAGATTAACACTGAGGCTGTGGCCCATAAGCGCCTTGAGATTCTGCACGGCGTTAAGGCTGAGAAGATTGAAGAGTTCTTTGGTAAGTTCTAATGGGATTACTCATTCTTCCATTAGTCCTGCTTGTAATCTTTGGTGATATCCTAAACAGAAAGAGACATATCTGGTCTGATGAGGAAATTAGACACCGTAAGATTATCTCAGAAATCAATAAGTGATAAACTCAAGGTCTCATACAAACTCAAGGGGAGCTAACTTGACAGTAGTATGAGGCCTTTATGATTGTCATTTACTAACAACAGGAGGAATCATGAAGGTTCTTGATATTGAAACGAATGGCCTCTTGAGTAAGGGTCCCGATATGGAGTTCCATTGTGCGTGGTGGAAAGACCCTCACTCTGGAGCTAAGCGTGGTTACCGTCCTCATGAGTTTGAGGATTTCATTAAGTTCGTTGAGCGTCTCTCAGATGCTGAGGAGATTCAGGTATGGCACAATGGCATCAACTTCGACATTCCGGCGCTGGACATCCTCTGCCAGAAATACTTAGGGCGTCCGTTGAAGCTGAAGCGTTACACTCTTGTGGATACTTTGGTTCTCAGTCGGTTACTCCACAGCAATCTGAAGGACACGGATGCAGGTCTCCTGAAGTCAGGACGCCTACCGGGTTCGAGCTACGGAAGTCACTCGCTTGAGTCTTGGGGCTATCGCTTAGGCGAGATGAAGGGTGAGTATAAGGCTACCTTCAAGAAGTCCGTGGAGGCTCAGGGAGAGGCTTACGTTCCCGGCATGGAGTGGACTCACTTTAACGAGGATATGTTCGACTATAACGAGCAGGACGTTGAGGTAGGCTCAGCGGTTATCCTTAAGTTCCTTGGGAATGACTTTTACTTTCCCACTAAGAAGGAGCCTCAGGGTGAAACCGAAGCAGCTCGCTTCTGGGACGCTGGTCTTCCATGCGTGACCTTAGAGCATAAAGCTCAATGGGTCCTCCAGAAGATGGTCCGTGATGGTCTCCCAATGAACATCAAGAAGGCTGAGGAGCTTTACACAACTCTATGCGCTGCTCGCTCTGAGATTCTTCAGGAGCTGGTTCAGTTCTTTGGCAGTTGGTATCAGCCTAAGGGTGGCACAGAGATGTTCTGTCATCCTAAGACCGGTAAGCCTTTACCTCGTTATGCGAGAGTGAAGACTGCTGGTAATGGTGCTATCTTCAAGAAGCCTAAGAACAAAGCTCAACGTGAAGGCAAGGAGCCTTGTGAGATGGATACTCGCTTGTATGTTGAGGGATGCCAGTACACTCCTATTGAGCACGTTACGTTCAACCCTGCGAGCCGTGACCACATTGCTAAGAAGCTTAAGGAAATCGGCTGGGAGCCTGTGGAGTTCACCGATGGTGGAGCGCCTAAGGTTGACGATGAGACCCTTGAGGGTGTTCATTTTGATGACCCTATCGCAGAGAAGTCTGTAAGGCTCATTCAGCGTTACCTGATGCTACAGAAGCGTATTGGTCAGGTAGCTGAGGGTGATAACGGCTGGCTTCGCATGGTTGGTCCTGATGGGCGTATGCACGGTAACATCAACCCTAATGGGGCTGGTACTGGTCGTGCTACTCACAGCTATCCTAACATGGCTCAGGTTCCTGCTGGTCGTGCTCCGTTTGGTAAGGAGTGTCGTGAAATCTTTGGGGCCGAATGGAATCCTGAAGGCTCTTGGGTACACGTTGGGTGTGATGCAAGTGGCTTAGAGCTTCGCTGCTTAGCTCACTTTATGGCTAAATATGATGGAGGTGAATATGGAGAAATTATCCTTAATGGAGATATCCATTGGCGCAATTGCGTTGGTGCTGGTCTTCATGCTGATGTTCCTCGTGACAAACATAACGAAGCTCATGAAGCTGCTCGTGACAATGCGAAGACATTTATCTACGGCTTCCTCTATGGTGCTGGAGCTGCCAAGCTTGGTCAAATCATCCGTGGCGGTAAGAAAGAAGGCAAAGCTCTCTTGGATAAATTCATGGCGGCTGTCCCTGCTATTGCTCAGCTTAGAGAAGGCCTCAAGGCAACACTCATCAAATCAGAGCAATGGACGCAATCAGGATTAAAGACCGTATGGAAACGCAAGTGGGTCCGTGGTATTGATGGTCGTATGATTCACGTTCGCTCAGCTCACTCAGCTCTGAACTTCTTGCTCCAAGGTGCTGGTGCTATCCTGTGTAAACATTGGGTGGTCATTGTGTCTGAGATGATGGAAGCTCGTGGCTATAAATGTGGCTGGGATGGTGACTACGTTCTGATGGGATGGATTCATGATGAGCAGCAGTTCGCGGCTCGCAACCATGAGATTGCTGAGGACCTCGTTAAGGTCTGTCAGGAAGCCATGCGTGAAGTAGGTCGAATCTATGAGTGGCGTATGCCGCTTGATACTGAAGGCAAGATTGGGAGAAACTGGTATGAGTGTCACTAAGCCTATCGTTAGGGTGCTTCGGCATCCTAATGGATACTTTCAGGTCCAATACCGGACCAAGTTATTCTTCTTTAACCTATGGCATAATCACCAGCTTTATGAAAGCTATGATGAAGCCTTTAAGGAAGCTAAACGTATTCGCAAACAGCGCACCATGGAGACTGTGGTGGTAGCTGAATTATATGAGGAGGTCTCATAATGTCACATTACGACAAGCATTATGGAGAGATTGGTGATGAAGCTATTCGTTACTTTGAGCTAAACCAGAAGCGAATCCGTGAGGATGAGCAAAAACAGAAAGAATCCCAAAAGAATAAGGAGGTGCAACATGGCCCTAACTATTAAGCAAAAAGTAAGCTTCGATGTGAAGTTTGTAGTTGACTCAGAGACCGAGCAGGCCTTTGAGAGTAATATTCTTGAGGCTCTCCGTGATTTCCATGCAGGAACTCGTGAGCTGGATGGTCTGGAACGTCATGTGGCTATAGTGTTTCTGAAGGAAGGCCTTGAGGCTGCTATCAGAGCAATGATTGCCGGTCTCTATAAGGGAACCATTAAGGAAGCATTATTAGAGGACCTTGAAGTAGCATCACTGAGTCCTGTGGTGGTTCGCAATGTCTGATTACTTAATCTTTCTGAAGAACATTAAGAGTTGCCCTAAGACCTTTAGCAGTGACTACGCTCGTCGTGAAGCTGCTTTTGTGGCTGAAGCTGCATCTCGTCGTCACATTACGGCTCTGTCTCAGGATGGAACCAATCAGGGTGCATGGGAGATTACGGCCTCCGGTGCTCTGTTCCTTGAAATGAACGGAGGTTAACTATGAGCAAGATTACTAATGGTGAAATCATTGCGTATTTTGATGATGTTGGTGAGGTTGAGGTAGGAGAGTTCCTTAAGCATGACTATTGTTCAGCACAGAGAACTCTTGATGTTACTCAAACTGATGTAGATGAGTGTCCAGCATTAGCTCCTTATCTGGGGCTTCTTCTGGTTCAACAGGGCATCAGTTCCTATAATGATGGGTATGAAACCTTTGATGATGAAATCAAGATTTATCGTAAGGTTGAGAAGCAGACCAAGATGAGTGCTGACTTCTGGGACTTAATGAGCCACCTGAACTCTGAGGATAATGACAAGGCCTTTGAGTTTAGCCAGAAGTATTTGCCGGACGCTAAGACCCTTGAGGAGGTGAAGAATGTCGATTAAGACGTTAGCAGAGTTTGAAGCTATGGGCCTGAAGGGTAAAGGTTTATTGGTTATGGATGGTGACTGGATTGTGTTTCAAGCCATGAGCGCCTCTGAGTTTGATGAGAGCTGGGATGAAGAAATCTGGCATCGCTGCTGTGACCACGCCAAGGCTCGTATGCTGGTTGACCAAACGGTTAACGGTTATCAGTCCCGTAAGAAAGCATGGGCCGGTGCTCCGGTTGTCTTAGCGTTCACCTCAGATACCAACTGGCGCAAAGAGGTCCTTGAGACCTATAAGAGCAACCGTAAGAAGACCAAGAAGCCTGTGGGCTACCATGAGTTTCTTGAGGCTCTCTTTGACCGTCCTGAGTACATCTGCGTCCGTGAGCCGAACCTTGAGGGTGATGATGTGATGGGAATCATTGGGTCTAACCCTGAGCCATTTGGCTTTAAGAAGGCTGTGCTGGTCTCCTGTGATAAGGACTTTAAGACCATCCCTAACTGTGACTTCTTCTGGTGTACCAATGGTAAGCTGCTGGAGCAGAATGAACAGTCAGCAAACTACCACTGGATGTATCAGACCCTGATTGGTGATATCACCGATGGTTACTCAGGTATTCCCGGCATGGGTAAAGGTACAGCTACTGAGTTCCTTGACAATCCTTATTACCTCGTTGAGATTCAGAAGGAGCTAAAGACAGGTAAGAATAAAGGGCAGTTAGTCACTCAGTGGGAGAAGCATGACTTCAAGGATAGCGATGGTACTCTGTGGGATGCCATTGTGACCCTTGCAGCCAAGGCTGGTATGAGTCGTGAAGATGTTCAGGTTCAGGCACAAGTGGCTCGCATCCTGCGTCATGAAGACTACAACTGGATTGACCGTGAGATTTACTTACCGACGATTTAATAGTTGACAGTTCAGAGGTTCTTAGGAGCCTCTTATAGTGTTTTCTAAAATCATCACTATTAGGGAGATTGCTAAAGTCATCACTCCCTTGAGTCAAACATTAAGACTTTAAGCTCTAACTAAGGAGTAATAATCTATGATTAAAGACTATTCATTAATGATGGAGAATCCTGAAGATGTTCCTGTGTTATCACAGAGTCAAAAAGAGCAACTTCAGGCTCGCTTTAGTCCTACCTTTCAGATGCTGCTGGGAACTCAGGAATACCTAAAGAACAAAGGTCATGGACCAGAGTTCATCTTAGGGTTCCTTAATGGTCTCCAAACAGCGTCTGAAATGTTGGATACATTCGAGACTATCCATTCTCAGAAACAGGAGGAAGACTAATGTGCTGGTCACCAAAGGTAAAGACACCTAAGGTCTCCATGCCTCAGACCGCTCCTACTGCTGCTCCTGTCTCAGAAACCCCTGCGTCTATCCAGTTTGGTGATGACGATGATAAGGGTACTGAAATCTCTAAGACCGGAGTAAGCTCAGTTAAGGTGGACCTTGAGGCAGAGAGTAAGAATAACACTGAAGGCTCCACTAACTTCGGTGCTCTTATTCCTACCGGGTCAAAGGCTACAGGTGGTAGTTTTATGTCAGGGACCCTTAAGAAGTCCGTGGCGAGTGCAATTCGTAAATAGAGGAGGGACCTATGGGACTCTTTAAGAAAATCAAGAAGGCGGTCAAGAAGACAGTCTCTAACCCTATCAATGTGGTTAAGCAGGTTGCCAGTGGTGATATCAAAGGTGCCATTAAGACCGCTGCAATGGCTCCAGTGGATGACGTGAAAGGCTCCCTTGAGATTGCTAAGGCTGCTGGTAACGAGGTTGGTAATGGTCTTTCAGCTCTGAAGAATGCTGTGATGCCAAGTGCTCCAGAGATTAAGAATGGTGCTGAGCCAGGTACAGTTGCTGCATCTGACGTTCAGACTCCTGAGAAGGATGAAGGTGACGTTGAGACAGGCGATGAGTCAGGCTCTGAGCAGCGTAAGAATAAGGCTACAGGTAAGAAGTCACTCACAGTGGCCCGTACCTCAGGCGGCGGTATCAATGTCTAAGGAGGTGACCTATGGCTGAATCACGTACTGGCTTCGCTGAAGCTGGCGCTAAGGCCGCTTATGACCGCCTTAAGAATGACCGTAATACCTATGAGACTCGTGCTCAGGACTGCGCTAAGTACACCATTCCGTCCCTGTTCCCTAAGGACTCTGATGATGGCTCAACGAACTACACGACTCCTTGGCAGTCTGTAGGTGCTCGTGGTCTGAATAACCTTGCGTCTAAGTTGATGCTGGCTCTGTTCCCTCAGCAAACTTGGATGAAGCTCACAATCTCAGAGTTCCAAGCGAAGCAGATGGTAACAGATGCTGAAGCTCTCGCTAAGATTGATGAAGGTCTAAGTATGGTCGAACGTATCATCATGAACTACATTGACTCCAACAGCTACCGAGTGACCCTCTTTGAGGCTCTCAAACAGCTCTGTGTGGCTGGTAACTGTCTGCTGTATGTTCCTCAGCCTGAAGGCAACTATACGCCCCTGAAGCTCTACAAGCTCGCCTCTTATGTGTGTGAGCGTGATGCCTATGGTTCTGTCTTGCAGATTATCACTCTCGACAAGATGGCCTATGCAGCTCTTCCTGAAGACGTCCGTAACTCCCTTGATGGAGACCATACGCCTGAAGAGGAGATTGAGCTTTATACCCAAATCTATCTTGACGATGAATCAGGGAACTTCCTGAAGTACGAAGAGATTGATGGTGTAGAGATTGAAGGAACAGACGCTGAGTATCCTGTTGATGCCTTACCGTACATCCCGGTCCGTATGGTCCGTCAGGATGGTGAAGCTTATGGTCGCTCTTACGTTGAGGAATATATTGGTGACCTTAAGTCCCTTGAGAATCTTCAAGAGGCCATTGTGAAGATGGCTATGATTACCGCTAAGGTAGTTGGCCTGGTCAATCCAAATGGTATCACTCAGGTTCGACGTCTTAACAAGGCTCAGACAGGTGATTGGGTAGCTGGTCGTAGAGAAGACATTGATTTCCTCCAACTGGAGAAGACCGGTGATTTCACTGTGGCTAACAATGTGGCTCAGCAGATTGAGGCCCGCTTAGGGTTTGCCTTCATGCTGAACTCAGCGGTCCAGCGTACTGGTGAGCGTGTAACAGCAGAGGAGATTCGTTATGTTGCGTCCGAACTCGAAGACACGCTTGGCGGTGTTTATTCAATTCTCACTCAGGAGCTTCAACTTCAACTTGTACGAGTCTTACTTAAACAACTACAAGTGACCAAGAAGATTCCTCAGCTTCCTAAAGAGGCCATTGAGCCAACTGTGTCTACAGGCCTTGCAGCCTTAGGCCGGGGTCAGGACCTCCAGAAGCTGACTCAGTGTATCCAAGCGTGGAGCGCACTGGCTCCTATGGCTCAGGACCCTGATATCAACATTGCTGTCCTTAAGCTTCGCATTGCGAATGCTCTGGGTGTTGATACATCTGGTCTGATTCTCACGGATGAACAGAGAGCTGCCCTTCAGAGTCGTCAAGGTGCTCAGACGTTCACAGAGAATGCTGCTGCTTCCGCTGGTGCTGGTGCTGGTGCTCAAGCAACTGCAAGCCCTGAGGCTATGCAAGCTGCTGCTCAGAATGTGGGTCAGGAAGTTCCGGGTTCTTAAATCATCACTATTAGGGAGAGCTAATCAGGCCTCCCTTTGTTCTCAAAAGGAGATTATGAATGACTGATATTTACGCAGAGTATGGTGTCACAGGTGCTGTAATGTCTGAACCTTCAGAAGGCTACAATGAGCAAATGATTGCTCAACCTGTGGATGTTCGTGATGGTGACGATGCTATCACTGTTGACTCCGAAGAGTTTGAAGAGGCCTCCTCTGAAGAATTGCCAGAAGGCGAAGAGCAGGGTGAGGAACAAAGTGGGGAAGAGTCTGGCGAGGAAGCCGGTGAAGCCGCTGAGTTCGAGGCCGTAGGTGATGTGCCTGAGGAGCTTGTAACTGTGACCACCCGTATTGCAGAGAGTGAATCTGCGTTTAACGATATGGTTGCCGATGCTGCTGCTCGTGGTCTGGACCAAGAGTCTTTTGCTGTCATCTCTGCTGAGTATGAATCGGAAGGTGAATTGAGTCCGAAGAGCTATGAAGCTCTGGCTAAAGTTGGTTACTCTAAGAACTTCATTGACAGCTTCATTGCTGGTCAGGAAGCCATTGGTAGCCAGTACATGAGCGCCATTCAGGCCTATGCCGGTGGTGAAGCTAAGTTCCAAGCTATCTTTGCTCATCTGCAAGCAAGCTCTCCTGAGTCTGCTGAGGCGTTAGAGAACGCTATTGGACAACGAGACCTTAAGGCCGTCAAGGGTATCATCAACTTGGCTGCTTCAAGTGTTCGTAAGGAGTTTGGTAAACCTGCTGAGCGCACACTGTCTAAGCGTGCAACACCAGCTAAGGTGACCTCCCCTAAAGCTGATGGCTTTGAGTCTCAAGCTGAAATGGTTAAAGCGATGAAGGACCCTAAGTATGGTCGTGATGCTGCTTATACCCGTTCAGTTGAGCTTAAGGTTCTCAACGCTAAGTTCTAAAATCATCACTATTAGGGAGAGCCTCAGGTTCTCTCATTATCTTAATCAACAGAAGGAGAATTAAACATGGCAGATGCAAAAGCTGGACAGCAGATTGGTTTGAACCAAGGTAAAGGTATCTCTGACGCAGACAAACTGGCGTTGTTCCTGAAGGTCTTTGGTGGTGAAGTTCTGGCTGCTTTCGAGCGGCGCTCAGTAGCTGTTCCTAAGTTCATGATGCGTACCATCCAGAATGGTAAATCAGCGAGCTTCCCTGTTCTGGGTCGTACTGGTGCTGCCTATCTGGCTCCAGGTAAGAATCTGGATGACCAGCGTAAAGAGATTAAACACTCTGAAGTTGTCATTAAGATTGATGGCCTGCTGACCACTGACGTTCTGATTTATGATATCGAAGATGCTATGAATCACTATGATGTTCGTGCTGAGTATTCAGCTCAGATTGGTGAAGCTCTGGCTATCGCTGCTGATGGTGCAATTCTGGCTGAGCTGGCTACCCTGTGTAACCTCGACTCTACCAAGAATGAGAACATCGCTGGTCTGGGTACTCCGACTATCATCACCACTACCGTTAAGAAAGCTGACTTGGCGACTGCCGATGCTGCTGCTCTGGGTAAAGAAATCATCAAGGCTCTGACCAAAGCTCGTGCTGGTCTGACTAAGAACTATGCGCCAGCTTCTGACCGCGTAGCCTTTGTAACTCCTGATGGTTACTCAGCGGTACTGGCTGCTCTGATGCCTAACGAAGCTAACTATGCGGCTCTGATTGACCCTGAAACAGGTTCTATCCGCAACGTAATGGGCTTTGAGGTTATCGAAGTTCCTCACCTGACCCAAGGTGGTGCTGGTGTAGGTTCAGCCTCCGGTATTGACCATCAGATTCCTGATGCCTCTTCTGCTACCGTTAAGGTTGGCAAGGATAACGTAATCGTTCTGGGTGGTCACCGTTCTGCGGTTGGTACTCTGAAGCTGCGTGATATGGCTCTGGAACGTGCTCGTCGTCCTGAGTATCAGGCTGACCAGATTATCGGCAAGTATGCAATGGGCCACGGCGGTCTCCGTCCTGAAGCTGCATTCGCTGCTGTCGCATCTCAGTCTTAATCGTAACTCTAACCCTTGGGTTCCCTTAATGGGTTCCTGAGGGTTTTTTTTAAGGAGAAACTTATGGCTCAATCTCAAATGTCGATGGATGAGGCCAGCCTGTCTACCAGTGCTGAGCTTGATGCTATCAATGATATCTTATCCGCTATTGGTGAACCTCCAGTGTCCTCTTTGGATGCTGAGGCAAATGCCGATGTGGCTAATGCTCGTCGAATCCTTGCGAACCAGAACCGAAGGGTTCAGTCTAAAGGCTGGACCTTTAACATCGAAACGGACACCACACTGACTCCTGATGTGTTCTCAAAGATGATTAACTTCCTCCCAACGTATCTTCGGGTCACCTCCACAAGCGGGACCACGAGCTACATTAAGCGTGGAGAGTTCGTCTATGATACCGTTCAGAAGACAGACCTCTTTGAAGGTCCTATTGCTGTCAATATGATTATGCTCCGTGACTACAATGAGATGCCTTGGTGCTTCCGGGACCTGATTGTGGCTAAGGCTGCACGTCAGTTTAACATGCGGTTCTTTGGTGACGACTCAGTGGAGATGAAGCTGGCTCAAGAGGAGCAAGAGGCTCAGGTTGCCTGTATGGAATATGAGCTGGACTTCGGTAACTTTAACATGCTTGATGGTGATGCCTTTACTGGTGGTCTGCTGTCACGATAACTTTAGGAGGGACCTTATGGGCCTTATTTCACAGTCAATTAAAAACCTTAAGTCTGGCATTAGTCAGCAACCGGATATTCTTCGGTTTCCAGAGCAGGGAGAGGCTCAGGTCAATGGGTGGTCAAGTGAGACGAAAGGACTCATGAAGAGACCTCCAACTATCTTTGACAAAGCTCTTGACGTAAGTTCGTCTGTAGGAGCCAAGCCTTTGGTCCACGCTATCAACCGTGATGAGAATGAAAAGTACCACATTATCTTTACTGGTAGTGGTATCACAGCCCTGACCATGAAGGGCGATAGAGTTCCTGTCAGTATTGATGCAGGAATGCAGTCTTATATCACCACGTCTAATCCACGAGATGACTTAAGGATGGTCACTGTGGCTGACTATACGTTTATCACTAACACTAACGTTGTGGTGAAGTCTGCTAACGCTATCAATGACCCCGGATTCAATGAGCTTAATGACGCCTTAGTGTACGTCAAAGGTGGTCAGTATGGGCGAACCTTTACGGTCATCATTAATGGTAACGTTGGTTCCTTTACGACTCCTGATGGTGTTGGTGAGGATGGTAAAGAGGTTGCTGCAATGGTGAAGCAAACGGATGCTCAGTATATTGTCCAGCGACTCATTGAGGACCTTAAGCGCCAATCAGGACTCTCAGGTTGGAACTTTGGTGAAGGCCCCGGCTACATTCACTGTATCGCTCCGAACAATGGGTCAATCACAGAGATTACTGTGCGTGATGGCTTTGCGGGACAATTGGCTTCCGCTGTGACTCATCAGGTTCAGAGCTTCTCTAAGCTCCCTCTTGAGGCTCCCAATAACTACATCGTCAAGGTTGTAGGGGACACCTCAAAGAGCACTGATGCGTTCTACGTTAGGTTTGATGCTCGTGCTAAAATCTGGAAGGAAGTCTTAGGATGGAAGTCTCAGGCTCGCATTGATGCCAACACTATGCCGCACGTTCTGATTCGTCAGGCTGATGGCTCATTCAGGTTCACTACGTACTCATGGTGGGATAAGACCTGTGGTGATGATTCGACTAACCCATTCCCAAGTTTTGTGGACAGTACCATTCGTGATATCTTTTTCTTCAGGAACCGCTTAGGATTCTTGAGCGGAGAGAATATCATCTTGAGTCGTACTGGTGGCTATAGTCGCTTCTTCCCGGCCTCTGTGGCTAACCTGTCAGATGATGACCCGATTGATGTGGCTGTGTCTCATAACCGAATCTCGGTCCTGAAGTACGCTGTGCCATTCTCAGAGCAGCTCTTGCTGTGGTCTGATTCAGCTCAGTTTGTGCTCTCAGCGTCTGACTCGGTGCTGTCCGCTAAGTCCGTCTCATTGGACCTCTCAACGGAGTTTGATGTGAGCTGGAGGGCCAGACCTTGTGGATTAGGGCGTGGTGTTTACTATACGAGTCCACGAGCTGCTTACTCTACAATCAACCGCTACTATGCGGTACAGGATGTGAGTGACGTTAAGAACTCTGAGGATATCACCAGCCACTGTCCGAGTTACATTGAGAACGGTGTGTTTAGTATCCAAGGGTCCACTACTGAGAACTATGTGTCTGTGCTTACTGAGGGAGCTAAGAACCGTATCTACATGTACAAGTTCCTGTATCTGGATGAGACCGTTCGTCAGCAATCATGGAGTCATTGGGAGTTCCCAGAGGATGTGGAGATTCTTGCAGCCACTCCTATTGGCTCAACACTCTACATTCTGGCCCGTAATGCTGTTCACTTTTATGCGTGCCATGTGAACTTCACTAAGGACACGATTGATTATGTGGGTGAACCCTATCAGCTCTATATGGACCTCAAGACGCCCTATACTATCCCTGCGTCAGCTTATGATGCCGATAAGTATCAGACGTCATTCCTGTTCTTTGAGCCATACCGAATGAACATCCGCTTTGGGACCATTATGCTCGTGGATAATACTGGTGCTACCTACTACTTCAAGGCTCCTAATGCTGATGGTAGCTGGCCCGGTGATAATCCACGGATTACCTTAGACGGTGATTGGTCAAACAAGCAGGTGTTCCTTGGGAGAGCCATTCCGTTCTATTATCAGTTCTCTAAGTTCCTCATTAAGACAACTGACCAGAATGGATTCGTTCAGACTCAGGACTTAGGACGCCTACAGCTTCGTCGCTCATGGTTGAACTATGTGGAGTCAGGTAGCTTCGACGTTGAGGTTACCAATGCGTCACGGACGTTCACCTATAACATGACTGGTAAGAAACTCGGAGACCGTCATATGGTCTTGGGGAATCTCAATGTAGCCACAGGTCAGTTCAGGTTCCCTTGTCCGGGTGAAGCTAACAGTCTTACTGTGGCTATCCGCTCAGAGGCTCCTACAGCTCTCAATGTGGTTGGCTGTGGTTGGGAAGGTAACTTTATCAACAGAGCACAAGGTATCTAAAGATGGCCCTTCGGGGCCTCTTAATTCATCACTATTAGGGGACCGGAGGGGTTCCTATAGTTCTTAAAGAGGAGGACGTATGCATTTACGAGAAGCAACACTTAAAGCTGTCAGCAGGTTCAAGCCTCAGCATGATGACCATATGGAAGCCCTTGCGGCAGGAGTTAACTGGAAGGAGAACATCACTGAGGCTGTCACTAAAGGTGGCTGTGTGATGATTCAACCATTCAGTAAAGAGCAAGGCTGCGAGGCTTTCCCTCTGGCTATCGGTGGGAACATGGGTGACCAATGCTGGTTCGTTGTGAGCGAGCATCTGGAACGTATGCCTATCAAGAGTAAGATTGAGTTCATTAAGCTCATCAAAGAGTATCGTGATTTAATGCTGACCAAGTATCCTGTTATATGGAACTTCGTTTGGGTTGGCAATAAGAGTCACTATCGGTTCCTCAAAGCTATAGGAGCTGAGTTCCATGATGAGTTCACTGAGTCGCCTCGAACAGGTGAGCGATTCCAACTATTCACAATAAGGAGGTAAACTATGTGCTGGATGGTAGCAATCCCAATCGCCATGGCAGCAGCTCAGCAGGTCATGGGGAACCAACAGAAGCAGGAGGCTATTGCCGGTCAGATTGACCAGATTCGTCGCCAGAAGATTCAGATGATTACCAAGATGAACTATGATGATAAGGACCTCCAACTTCAGGAGCGCCAGAGTTATCAGGACACTGTGAATCAACTGAGCCAGAACAGTATGCAGAACGTTCGCAACATGGGAACCGTAAGGGCAGCTATGGGTGAAACCATGCTCTCAGGGAACTCCTTTGACCGAATCCAGCGGGTCACTCAAGGTGACTTCATCAGGTCCCAGATGGGTCTTAATGAGAACTATGAGAAAGATTACGCGAAGATTATGGGTGAGCGTGTGAGCAACTATGAGAACACAGCGAATCAGGTGGCTGCAATGAAAGAGCCGAAGCTTAAAGGTAAGCTGGAGACCATCGTGGACCCATTAGGTCTGGGCATTGGGAACCTCATGAAGGTAACTGATGTGGTGGGCCAGAAGACTTGGGCTAAAGGTGTCTCAAAGGCTATCGATAAAGATAACGCTAAGACTAATAAATAAGGAGGCAACGCATGGCTAAGAATAACCTGAGTGCTATCCTCGGCAACATGGGAGTACAAGGAGCTGACCGTATCCGAGGAGGAGCGGCGTCACTAAACTTCCAAGCTGCTCAGGTAGGAGTGGACCCAAGCTATGAGCAGAAGGCTGATGAGATTGGTAATATCAGCAACACTCTCCAGACCTTAGGGAACACCTTTGGTAACTGGATGCAGAAGCGTGAAGTGACCGGTAAGAAGACAGGTGAAGACCGTGCTAATTATCTGATGCAGCACTTCACTCCTGACCAGCTCCAGAAGGCTCGTGCCGATGGTGTCTTGCAGTTCCAAGATGACCCTTATGCCATGAAGGCTCTGAACATGAAGGTCGGTCAGACTATCTCCATGGATGTGGATAATGACATTGCTCAACGCATCGATAAGGGTGAGTTCACTGACCGTAAGTCTCTTGAGGAGGCTCGTGCTAAGGCATTCAATGAGCAGGCCAAGAAGCTTGCAGAGTCTTATGGTGTGGACTTCCAGAACAATGATGTTCAATCAGGTCTGAACTCACAGGTCACTGAGCGAAACATTACGCTCTACGGTAAGCATGACTCATGGCTGGACCAGAGCCTGAAGAACAAAGCTCAGCTTCAGCATAAGACTGAGAATGCCTCACTGTATTCTGACCAGAGTTTCCTCCAGCGTCCTGATGCAGTTGATGCGGTCTTTGGGAACCTGAATAACCAGAAGCGTCTTGGTGGCTGGGATGATGCAACCTATCAGTCTAACGTTAAGTCTGACATTGCGGACATTGCAGCTCGTCCCGGCGGTGCAGCGTGGTTAGCTAATGCCGAAGGTAAGAGCGTTAAGCTGGCTGATGGTTCAACTATCAATGCCGCGGCGATGTTCTCTCAGGACCAATGGGATGGCTTAAAGCTCAAAGCGGCATCAGCAGCGTTTGACCAAGATGCAGCTCTTAAGGAGAAGTTCAACCTCTCACTGTCAACCATTCAGCATAATCCTAACATTGATGAAGCTGAGGCTCAGTTGGCGGCTCTTAAGGAGGACTATAATTCTCGTGTTCCCGGTAAGGCTTCAACGCCTGAGCGTGACCAGATTATTGCCCTTGAGCAGAACCTTATTGCACAACGGGCCACTCAGAATGAGCAGCTCAAGAAGCAGCTCGTTAAGAAGAATCAGGACACCAATAAGATGAAGGTGTTTGATGAGCAGTTCAATAAGCGTCTTAGTGGTCAGTTCGTTCCTACGGATTACAGTAATATGCCATCCAATGAGAATACTGGCGACTTCACTAAGGCTGATGCAGTGAACTATGCGAACTATAAGCTGGCTCAGATTGACCAGATGGGACTCACTCAGGACCAGAAGGATGACCTTAAGCTGAAGTATCTTCGTGCTGATGCTGATAAGGGTCCATTCAGGGAAATCATGGGAACCATGGTGAGTGACGCTCAGAAGGAATGGAGTGGAGCAGTAATGAATGGTAAGATGCCAGAGCAGACTCCAGCAATGGATAAGCTCCGTCAGATTCGACAGAAGGACCCGGTACTGTTCGCACAGGTTTATCCTGAACAGGCTGACTTCTTCAATACCATTGACACGATGGACCAGCTCGGAGTTGACCATCAGGTTATCATTGATGCTGACCGTCAGGCTCAGAACCAGACCAAGGAGATGCGCTTTGAGGCAGATAAGAATTGGGCTGACCTTAAGAATGATTCTAAGGCTCCTGAGCTGGCTCGTATCCCTACCACGTTAGATAGTGCTGCTCGTAAGATTTATGATGCAACACTGAACCGTACTGGTAATAACGATATGGCTAAGCAGCAGGTTTCTCGCTTCCTTCAGGAGAACACTGTGACCTTTACCGGTGAGGACGTTGAGGGTTCAACCATTGGCGTAGTTCCTCGGAATCTACTCACAGTGACCTCAGACCCTGCGAGCTATAAGCAAGGTCAGGTAATCCTTGAGCACGCCATGAAGGGAATCACTGAGGCGAATCCTTGGGTGACCAATAAGAATCTGGATGTATCAGCTCAGGGAAATAACATCTACATCACGGACACCACTGGTCAAATCAGGGTCCGCTATGATAAGGATACATTGTCTCGTGTGTATGCTGAAGAACAGACTCGTCAGGCATCTAAAGTTGAAGCTGAGGCCCTCAAGAAGGCAACTGAGCGTGCTCCTATCGCTGCTGTGAATCAGGCCAAGCAACAGGCTGAAGCTCGACGCAGAGCGAAGGCTAAGACTATCCCAACGTCAATCTATGGCGGTCAGGGTGATACCGGTAAGAAGCTCTCTAAGGAGTTTGAAGACTTCGGTACGCTTCTGAAAGGGAAGAAACCTAAATCATAAACCATAAGGAGGCAACATGGCCTACGATAAGAATAAACCATCAGACCTTGATGTGTACTTTAAACAGGCTTCAGATAGCGAGGGAGTATCCTATGACTATCTCCGCAAGCTGTCTTTCAATGAGTCCAGCTTCAATGTGAACGCTCAGTCTCCTACGGGTCCTCGTGGCCCGATGCAGATGACTAAAGCCACAGCTCGTGCTCTGGGTCTTGTTGTCTCTGATGATGGCTCTATTGATGAGCGTACTGACCCGGCTAAGGCTATCCCTGCTGGTGCTCGTCACCTTGCAGACCTGACCCGTAAGTTTGGTGGTGATGAGCTTAAGGCTGCTCTTGCTTATAATCAAGGCGAGGGCCGCTTAGGCTCCACTCAGCTCAAAGCCTATGATTCAGGTGACTTCGGTAAGATTAGTGCTGAAGGTCTGAACTATATGCGCAAGCTCAGTGACGTCGCTAAGTCTCCTCAGTTGGATGCTCTGACTCAGTATGGTGGTATTCGCCCAAAGGCTGATGCCTTCACTGTTGATGAGGCTACCAAATCTTGGGGTGAGGTTCAGCCAGCGGTGAAGGCCGGAGTAGGTTTACCAGAAGGTCATGAAATGGGAATCCAAGGGGCCGAAGTACCGGCTCCTAATAAGCCATTCTCTGAACAGTTCTGGGACCAGCATCATGAGACTATCTCAGAGGCTGAAGATAAAGGCCTGCTGTTTGGAACCAAAGCATCCATTGAGGCTAACACTCAGAACTCACCTCTTGGAATGGCTATCCGTGCTGCTCGTGTGGACAACTCTTGGGACCTCTTTAAGGACGTCATTACGCCTACTAAATGGAACAGCCACGTATGGACACCTGAGGAACTCTCTCGGATTCAGAAGGAAGTCAAGAATCCAGCCTATATGAGCGTTGTTACTGGTGGCTCTCCTGAGAACCTTGACGCACTCATTAAGTTAGCCAATGAGAATGCTGACCTTGATACTAAGGCTGCAAACTCTGGTGCTGGTGCTAAGGTGATTGGTGGAGTCCTTGGAGCCTCTCTGGACCCTCTGAGCTATGTTCCTATTGCAGGTAATGCTTACAAAGGTGCAAGCCTGTTGAAGCGGGCTGTGTCTGTAGGTGCTCAGACTGCTGGCCTTAGTGTTGGCTCAGAGTTCCTGAGGACTAACATTGCGGGTGGTGAGGCTCACTACACTGAGGCTGCTGTAGGTGGCTTTGTGTTTGGTGCTGGTCTCTCAAGCATTGCTGATGGTCTCTCTAAGGTTGCCACTGATAATCCTTTCCATGGAACAGTGACTCGCTTACAGAACCGTGAAGATGCTCGGTTGTCTGGTGGTGAGAACCCGGCAGTGATGCCTATTCAGGATGGAGAGCAGATGCTGGAACACGCAGGAGTGCCTTATGCTCACGCTGTGAATGATGGGGATGTTCGTCTTCAGGATGGAACCATTCTCTCTGCATCCAATCCGGTTAACCCTGAGACCATGAAGCGATTCGCTGAGGTGAACCCTGAGAAGTCAGCTTATGGTATCAAGACTGCTGGTATGACTGAGCTGGGCCTGCGCCTGTTGAGTTCTGAAGATACCGCTATCCGTGGAATCGCTCAGGACTTAGTGAGGTCTCCTGTAGGGATGCAGTCAGGGTCTAATGGTAAGTTTGGAGCCACTGCTTCGGATATCGTTGAGCGTCTACGTTCAGGTGATAACCGTGCTGAGAATGCTCTTTATGATGCCATGAAGACCGCTCTTAAGGACCCTGAGTGGTCCACTGGAGCCTTCAAGACCTCTGATGTTGGTGCTCGTCAGACTATCTATCAGAGAGCTGTAGAGGCCATTGAGCGTCCTGAGAACATCGCTAAGCTGACCGATAATGAGAAGAAGGTGATGACTGTCATTAAGGATATGATGGATGCCAAGTATGAGATGCTCACCAATCCATCTATGTTTGGGCGTAATGATGCTATCCCTGTGCTCCAGAAGTCTCGCCATGTTGGGACCTATGTGCCTAACGTATATTCTCGTGAGCTAAAGCATGGCTTAATCGCTAAGCTGGGTTCCCCTGAAGCTGCTCAGAAGGCTATTGCCTCAAGCTGGCTGAAGTCTTACCATACGCGTCCTGAAGTTAAGGCTCGTATCGATGAGCATCTGGCTGGAACCGGTGAGACTAAGGTGGAGGTTACTCCTGAGATGGTCGAGAAGTATGCCATGGATAAAGCCTATGGTATCTCTCATTCTGACCAGTTCCATGTGTCCTCTAACGTGGATGACCAGTTGGCTATGTCTGACCAATCACTGACCGGACTTGAGAACAATCAGTTCCTTGAAGCTCGTCAGCTCTTTGATTCAGACCTGAAGACTACTCTACCTGATGGCTCAGAGTTCTCTGTGAACATGCTCCGTGACTTCGATATGCGTAGAATCATCCCAGCATACAACCGCAGGGTTAATGGTGATATCGCTATCCATGGTGCAACCGGCAAGACCACTAAGCAACTTAAGGATGAGATTCTGGCTCTGAAGCAGAAAGCTGATGGTACTGGTATTGGTGCAAATCGTCAGGAGACTGATGCTCTTGCAGATACCCTTAAGATTCTCACAGGTCGTGGTCGTCGGTCACCTGATGGCGCTCTGGGAACCATGCTCCGCTCTATGGCTGACTTATCGTTCTTCGCTAAGAATGCCTATATGGGCGTGCAGAACCTGACAGAGATTGCCGGTATGATTGCCAATGGTAACGTCCGTGCTCTGGCTAATGGAGTTCCATATCTGGGTGAGCTGATGAACAGAACTCGTGTACTCCCTGTGAAGGAAGTCAAAGAGCTGCACTCAATGATGTTTGGCAAGGAGGTTGATGACTTGATGAGGCCTACTCGTCAGGACCTCATTGAGAAGCTCCGTGAGTTCTCTCCTGCATCTCAGACTACAGCTAACATCGTGGGGACCATTAAGTTTGGTACTCAGGAGCTGGCTGCTAAGTCACCATGGACTAAGGTGCTTAATGGGACCACTAACTATCTCATTGATGCTGGTCGTCAGGGCGTCCTGAGTGATATCTTGGATAATGCTGTTAAAGGCAGAAACTCAAGGTGGCTCAAGGAGAACTACCTGAAGTCTGCGAGTGTCTCTCCTGAGCAAGCAGCAGGCATTAAGGCGCTCATTAAGGAACATGTGGTTCGTAATGCTGATGGCTCGTACACTATGCCTAACAAGCAGGCGTTCTCAAATGACCCTCGTGCTATGGACCTGTGGCGTCTCGGTGATAAGATTGCGGATGAAGTAATGCTCCGTCCTCATAAACTGAGCCTTCAGGACTCCCAAGCGTTTGGCCCATTTGCTCGCTTGATGCTCCAGTTCAAGAGCTTCACTATCAAGTCACTGAACTCTAAGTTCCTCCGTAGCTTCTATGAGGGCTCTAAGAATGGACGTGCTCTTGATACAGCTCTGACTTGGGCTATCTCAGGTGGACTTGCTGGAACCTACTACGTGGCTCAGGCTCATCTCAAAGCTGCTTCGCTTCCTAAGGAACAGCAGTCAGAGTACCTGAAGAAAGCTCTGGACCCTAACATGGTCAGCTATGCGGCTCTGTCTCGTGGCTCCTACTTGGGTGCTCCTCTGGGTGTCTTCAACCTTGTGGCTGGTCCATTAGGCTATGACCCTGCTAAGATGGTCCGTTCCTCAGTGCTTCCTCAGGCTGAAGAGAAGCGTCCTGACCGTCCTGTTAAAGGCTTTGCTGTAGGCTCTGACCCTATCCAGAACTTCATGACAGGTGTTCTCCAGCAGGTTCCCGGTGCAGGCTGGGCGGCTAATGCCTTTGGTACAGGCTACAACCTCTCAGGATACTTGAACTCCAATAAGTCTCTTGATGAGCGTGACTACCTTACAGGCATGATGAACACAAGCCGTGAGCTGGTTCCTAATGACCCTATCACTCAGCAAATCCTTCTCCACATGTACCAGAATGGTGGCATCCATCTGAACGGTAAATAAGGAGGTTCTTAAGTCATCACTATTAGGGAGGCGCTCTGTCTCCCATTCTTTCTAAGGAGGATTCTTATGGCAAGTGCTAACGTGCTGCGAACAATCTTCACGTACCCTATTAGTGGCCTTGGGCCGTATACCATTGCGTTTGACTATCTGGCCCGTAAGTTTGTCCAAGTGACGCTCTTAGGTCCTGACCGTAAGCTTCTGGTGTTGGGTACTGATTATCGCTTTATTTCAACCAAACAGATTCAGCTCATCAATGCTGCTCCTTCTGGTTATGGTCAGATTGAGATTCGTCGTTATACGGATGCTCAGGACCGGCTTGTGGATTTCCAAGATGGCTCAATCCTGCGAGCTACAGACCTTAACGTGTCTCAGGTTCAGACAATGCATATTGCTGAAGAGGGACGTGATGTGGCTGGTAATACTCTTGGCGTTGACTCTGATGGTAACCTTGATGCTCGTCTCCGTAAGATGGTGAACCTGCTTGATGGTGTTCTTGATGGTGACGCTGTGACTATCCGCCAGATGAAGACTTGGAGTGAGTCCGCTTTGAATCAGGCTGGTATCGCTAAGCAACAGGCCGATGCTGCAAGTGCTTCTGCAAGTGCCGCTAAGACCTCAGAGACTAACTCTGCGACTACCGCCGGTAACTCTGCGAACTCTGCAACACTGGCTCAGAAGTGGGCTGCGAACCCTCAAGGTGTTCTTGTGGATGCCACTAAGTATTCAGCGTATCATTATGCCCTGGCTGCTGAAGGTTCCGCTACGAGTGCTCAAGGTTCAGCTCAAAGCTCATCTCAGGATGCTCAGGCGACTGCTGCTGATAGAGTTCAAACAGGTCTTGACCGTGTAGCTTCTGATGCTTCAGCCACTAAGGCAGAGCAGGAGGCCGCTAAGCTTGGTAACATGAATGACCTCGCAGCTTCAATCTACAAGGTTGGTGCGGATAGTACCGTAACATTCAAACGTGGCACAAGCGGCCAGACTATCACTGTTAATGATGTTACTAATAAAGACCTTGCTCTGTGGTCTTTTAGCCCAATGACTGTAGCTGGTCTTGAAGGGGCATTAGGCATTGGTCCTAACTACAATAATGTTCCTACTGATAAGCGCCAAATCGTAATTGATGCTAAGGTGTGGACTAATGATTTTTCTACTGGAACACTTCGTCTTCGTGATAAGGTTGATAATTTTACCAAGGAGTTTAACTTCTCATTTGGTACTGGTAGCATTGTTCATGTAAATAGAACCCAGAACATTGGGACTCTAAATTGGAATGGTATCAACCTAACTGGAGCTAATGTACTTGATATCACTAATAACTTCTCTGCAAAGGGTGGAGTCAGTGCTTATGCTGCTACTGCTGGACTTATCAATCAAGGTGGCCCTACTCTTGCCTCATCTATTAGAGATGGTGGTACTCCGGGTGGGCGAGTTCGTGCTAACTTTGACTTATGGGTTCGTGGTGCGGAGAATGGTCAGCGTCAGGGAGTTATGAGGGTTCATGGTGATGATATGTCTGGTGAGCAAAACTGGATTTTCATTGGTGATGGTGGTAGTGCTGGTCGAATCTCTGGTTCTGCTGGTTCTGTTCTCACTGATAGATACCCAACGTCTGACGCCAGATTGAAGACCATTGATGGTGACTCAGACCTTGAGGAATCTGGTAAGCGTCTTGATGCTCTTGAGTTTAAGGACTATCACTGGAATAACCATGAGTATAACAAGCAGGTTGGCCTGAGCACTGACATTCAGGAACACGGTGTGATTGCTCAGCAGGCTATGCAGGTTGACCCTCGTTATGTTGAGGTTAATGAGCAAATCCTTGGGACCATCTATGAGGGACGCTCTTTTGATAAGCACGTTCTGAATTGGATGCCTATGCTGCTGGATACTATGGCTGCTGTTAAACAGCTTCGTGCTCGTGTTAAAGAGCTGGAGGTGCAAGTAAATAAGGAGGAGTAATGCTAAAGATTGATTTCAATAACGGAATCGTACAGGCAGCTCCGATTGCAGGAACAGCGGGAGCCGATGTGGTTTCCCGTATGTTCTTAGGTATGTCGCTGCATGAGTGGTTCTATGTGGCGGCTATCGCATATACTCTGGTCCAATCATGGGCCTTAATCTATCGGACTGTTAAGGGAGGACGTAAAGATGAGCGACAAGAGTCTAATTAAATTCCTTGAGATGTTGGATACGAATATGGCCCAACAGATGCTTAAGGACTTGAACAGTGATGAGAAGCGTACTCCGCAACTCTATAATGCAATCGGCAAACTGTTAGAGCGTCATAAGTTCCAAATCTCCAAACTGCAACCCGATGAGAATATCCTCGGTGGACTTGCTGATGCCCTTACTGATTACAACAAAGAGTATGGTGCTGATGGCCTCTCGGAAGATGAGGCTAATGGAGGTGAGCGATGGGTGAACTAATGGCTGTAGCCTTTACCGTTGCTATCATGTTGATGGCTAAATAATAGGAGGTCCCATGTTTGAGACCATTAAGAAATATGCTCAGGCTGTAATGCTGGTCGCTGTGCTCGCTTTCTCTGCTGGCTGTTACTTCTATGGTCACAGCATGGGATACAATGAGCGGGACGTTGCGGCTAAGCTGGAAAGCTTTAAGAGCCAAAATGCATGGCAGGCCGCTATGCTGGAGGAACAAAATGACAAACAAAAGCAACTCTCAGAACAAGGCAGGATTTATCAAGAGAACTTGGCAAAGAACCAAGCTGATACCGCTCGGACTCTTGATGATTTACGTAAGTCTGGTAACAGGCTGCGCATCAGGGTCTCAACCTGTGAGGCCGCTAAGTCCTCAAGTACAGGTGGACCAAGCACTGATGGTTACGCCGAACTTTCAGGAGACGCTGCTCAAGTACTTGTCAGTGAATCCAGACGTGCCGATGAGTGGATTAAACGACTCCAAGAAACCGTAAAGGTTCTTCAGTCACAAACTAAGGAGGTTAAGTAATGGATACTATCCGTAGAACGATGTTTGATGCAGCTACGTCTAACGTAAATGGTGAGTACCTTCCGGGCTTCCGGGCCGTTAAGTCTGGCCTGATTGACCTGTTCTTTCCTGATGTTCAGAATGGGGCTGTAGGCTTCGTACTGGTGGATAACACAGGTAAGGAGACTGAGATTATGGAGGGTAATAATTGGGTCACTCCAGAAGGCATTAAGCTGGAACCAACAACTCCTCCTCAGATTACTGATGGTCACGAGACTATGAAGGTGACCACTACCGGTACTGTAGGTTTATCCCGCGTGTATCGCGTTATCAAGCCTTGGGCTGACAATACGAACTTCGGTATTCAGGAACGTGTTGCTGCTCTTGAGGAGGCTCTGAATGGCTCTGGTGGTGCTTCCTTCACTCCGGGTGCTGCTGTGAATGACCCTGCTTCTGGTGGCAACACAACGGCTCTCACAGCTCCTGCTGCTGGCTCCGATGCTGCCGCTATCGTTACTTGGTTAGGTAACATGGTCACTCAGTTTAACTCCCAGCGTACCACAGTTGGAAATGCTCGTAACGCCTTAGTTGCTCTCCTGAAGTCTCTTCGGGATGCAGGCATTATCAACAAGTAATAACTATTGGCTCCCTCGTGGAGCCTTTAGGCGTCTCTACAAGAATCCTGATGGGTGACACCTCACGTCATCTGACAGAATTGCTGTAGCGTTGTCTATAAGTCATTGTTTTAACTAAGGAGGTGAAAATGTCCCAAGCTTTAAGAAACGCCAAGATTGAGGCGCAACTCAAGGAGGACTTTATTGCGTTCCTCTTTGTTCTATGGAAGGCTCTTAACTTGCCTCCTCCTACCCGGTGTCAGATTGATATGGCTAAGGAACTTGCCTCAGGTAAGCGCCAGCGGTTCATCCTTCAGGCGTTCCGTGGGATTGGTAAGAGCTTCATCACTTGTGCGTTCGTAGTGTGGCTCCTATGGAGAAACCCTCAGCTCAAGATTATGATTGTCTCTGCTTCCAAGGAACGTGCTGACGCTAACTCAATCTTCATCAAGAACATCATTAACCTGTTACCGTTCCTGCATCACCTGAAGCCTCAGGCCACTCAACGTGACTCTGTGATTAGCTTTGATGTAGGGCCAGCGTTACCGGACCACAGCCCGTCTGTGAAGTCTGTAGGTATCACTGGTCAGTTAACTGGTAGTCGTGCAGACATTATCATTGCCGATGACGTTGAGGTTCCTAACAACTCCTCTACTCAGACAGCTCGTGATAAGCTCTGGGAACTCGTTAAGGAGTTCGATGCTATCCTGAAGCCACTCCCTGAGTCTCAGATTATCTATCTGGGTACGCCTCAGTGTGAGATGACTCTATATCGTGAGCTTGAGAACCGTGGGTACACTACCCTTGTGTGGCCTGTGCGCTATCCTAAGGACGATACAGAGGTCGATGTGTATGGCAATAGGTTGGCCCCGATGATTCTCAATGACCTCTCTGAGAGCGGCATAGAGCTTCTGAGTATGGCTCCTATGGAACCTGTACGCTTTGACTCTGAGGAAATCCGTAAGCGTGAACTCTCTTATGGTAAGGCTGGCTTCGCTCTTCAGTTCATGCTGAACCCAAGTCTGTCTGATGCTGAGAAGTACCCTCTACGCCTCCGTGACGCCATTGTGACGGCCTTACAGCCTGATGTTGGCCCATTGCATTACCAGTGGCTCCCGAACCCTCAGAATGAGATTGGGGACGTTCCTAATGTGGGCTTACGTGGTGACCGGTTCCATCGCTATCATACTGTCTCTGAGAAGTACCACGAGTATACCTCTAAGATTATGGTCATTGACCCTTCTGGTCGTGGTAAGGATGAGACTACCTTTGCGATTCTCTATGCCCTTAACGGCTACATCTACTTGATGGATGTTGGTGGTTATCTTGGTGGCTACGAGGATAAGACAATGGAGAATCTCGCTAAGAAGGCGAAGGAGTGGAAGGTGAACACAGTGGTTCTGGAGAGTAACTTTGGTGACGGTATGTTTACCAAAATCTTCCAGCCGGTGCTCTTGAAGTTACACCACTGCGCTCTTGAGGAATATCGTAGCTCTGGTCAGAAAGAGGTCCGTATCTGCGACACTCTGGAACCACTGCTGGGTAACCACAGGTTCGTCATTCGTGAGGACGTTATCCGTATCGACTATCAGACTGCCAAAGACAAGGATGGTAACCATGACCCTCGTTACAGTCTCTTCTATCAATGGACTCGTATGAGCCGTGAGAGAGGCGCTGTGGCCCATGATGACCGTCTTGATGCTGTGGCTATCGGTTGTGACTACCTCAAGGAGGTGGTGCTTAGAGATGACCTGATGGGCGCTAACGAGATTACTGAGGAGTTCCTGTTGGACCATCTGGAGCGTGATGTTACTACTGGCTCCCATTCTTATAGTGTTGGTGATATGACCATTCACTATGAGGATGATAAGGATGACTATGGGAATAGCTTCATGAATTTCTAAGCAGTCTTAGTGAATGATTAAGCATTATGAGCAAGGAGGCTCTTGCGGGTTATCTTATTGATATCCTTAGGAGTTTCCTTAAATCATCACTATTAGATACAGGGTCCGTAACATATAGATATAGACCATTCATTCTCAGTATTCACCTCCTACTCATTAGGTGTCCTTTGGACCTTGAGCTATCAGGTGTTCCATAGGTGTCACTAATGCTCAACGGTTAAGAGACCAATGAGGTTATTATCAATAATAGGAGGTAATCATGAGTAAGGTCTCTAAAGCCTTCGCTGAGGTGTGGCCTGTGGTTAGATTCATTCTGACTCATAAAGCTACCTATCGATTTCTTGTTGTTATTCTGGGTGCTCTGGGAGTTGTTAATGCAGACCATCTCGGAGACACACTTGAAGCTATCGCTACTGCACTCTTTGGCCCTCTGGGTTAACCTTGGGTACGTGGTGATTAGCGTTGTGGTGGCTCTAAAGGATTAGTATCTGATTACCATCATCTATTAATCCTATCCAAGAAGCAAGAGCCTGAGGATACCTACAGGTGAGAATATGAGATGAGCCTTAGGGCTGGGTCATAAAGAGTGTTTCGATGCACTAAGCTCACCTGTAGGTGTCTTTAGGCCCTCGCTTCGAGGTAGCCTATAGGGTCCTTAAGAATATACTATAAAAATCTGAGAGGGTATCTCATAGGCAAAGCTCCGTAGGTTCCCCCGTAGGCCCTCTCAAAGCTCCCATTAGGGTCCCTCCCCTTAAGGTTATCATGAAGAGTCATTGAGGGTCAAGCTCTTTAAGTAAACTTTAGGAGGCTTTAAGCTGTCCTTAAGTGCTCGTTAGGTGGTCTTAGGCCTACATATGGTGTCATTGGGTGGCTTAAGGTACTACATGTGGTGGTCTCTGTGTCCCTATCTGTAAGACACATGAGGAGGCCATTAGGCTATCTCTAAGCGAAGGCTTATAGACCACATTGGGACCGGACACCTTAGGACCTCTATAGGACACATGAGGAGGAGGGAGCTATAGGTGGATATCGCTCAGAGGGAGCCTATAGAGTATCTCTAAGTGAGGGCCTCTTGTGATGGGTCTATCATGGTCTGTAAGTATATTGATTCTATTGAATATTCCTTAATTCATCACTATTAGAGATACATAAAGTCTTAAAGGTCTTAAAGCTCCAAGTAAAGATAATCTATTATGATAATAATTAATATGGTCTATCAATAACTTAAGGTCTTTAAGACTCA